CGACGCCAACGAAAGTTTTGCAGCAATCAAGGCGCACCAAAGCGGCCCCGTTTCCGTTGTGGCTGACGTGGACGAAGCAGTCTTTGCTTCCGAGTGCTTTGGCGGCTTTTGAGAACTTGACCAGCAGCGCCGGGTTGAACTGAGCGATTGCGCCAGAGCACGATGCTGGAACCGCGCTTTCGACGTTCGGAAATCTGCCGTCAACAGCTTTGAAACCGATTGTCGCGCCGGTTACGGCCGTGATTGTTCCGGTCAAACCGTCGCTGGTCTCGATCACAACGCTATCGATCTTCTTGGAAGCCGGCTTGAGCAGCTTGATAACGTCGAGGGGCAAGACAAATTCGACAAGCGAAACGCCTTCGTTTTGTGCGGCGAACGAGTGAATGCCCATGGCGTGGCCATCAGTGCCCACAAGCCGAGTCTCTTGAGCGTTTGCGCGCACTTGAACGCCTTGCAGGTAGTAGCGGATGTCCTGTTCGGCCGCAAAGGTGGCTACTGCGCGAAGGGCGGAAAGGGTCGTGTAGATTTTCATGCTGCTAGGTCCGTTTTTAGGTACACCGGAAACCGCCGGCTCGGAGTGCTGACCGCACTGGCCTGGGGGGTCCCAAGCCGCTGAGGTCAAACGCCTATTTAGCTGGCGAGCCACTCCTCGTAGCTTTTGAGCGGCGCGCCGCCTCGGGTGATGTCACCGCCTTTGCCGTCGTCGGCGCAAGCGAGGTAAACCAGGTATTCCTGGTCGTTGGTGCCGCGCACCGGGGTTTGCCAGTTGGCGGCGGGAAGCAGGTTGTCGTTGTTCATGGTGTTGTTCCTGGTGTTGCTGCCGGAAACCGCCGGCTCGGTGAAACGAACTATGACACAAGATGTCATAGCTGCAAAATAGGGGTTTTCCCTAACCTCGCAAATGTTGGTTTTTTCCCTACGCGCTCGACGTTCGCACCGTGCAAATTTGCAGTTGAAACGACTGGAAAATTTCCCTAGAATTAGCCTGTGTTTTTTGCGGTTGACGGGCATCTTCGGCCTCGCTACAATTTTTCGCGGACGGGTGCGTCCGCAAAAACACTAAAAAGCCGCCGAGAGCGGCTTTTTCCTTTTCTGGAGCTCAGCTCATGCAGCAGATCACGATCACGGTCGACGACGACGGGCAAATCACCGTCGACGTCCAGGAAGACGGCCAGTCCGCAGGCGAGCCGTACAAGTGCAGCTCGGTGGACGAGTGCAAGCAGTACGTCGCGAGCGTGCTCGACGAGGAAGCCGGCGAAACGCCGAAAGAGCAGATGACCGAGGGGCCGGAAGACTACTCGGCGATGTGGAAGGAAGAGGCCGCGAAACGGCCGGAAAACCCGAATATGATGCGCTGACTGCACAGCAACTGCACACGTACAAGCCTGACAGGGGCTAAGTCCTTGTCAGGCTTTGTTTTTTCTGCGGCTCAATGGTGCCTTCCCGAGGCACTAAGCCGTTTTTTCACCCTGGAGAACGCAATGCAAAACTACGGAAATCCCGCTTCGCGCAACCCGTCGACCGCGGCTGGCAAACCAGCGCCTGGCGCGGGTGCAATCCCCGGCAAGGTGTCGGTTCCGGTGCCTGGCACGGACACGACGCAGCCCGCCTACAAGGGCGGCATGAAGCCGTCGCCGGCCGGGTTCAACAACGGCATCATCCCCGGCAAAATCTAATGCCCTCTCGGTCCCCTGCGCAGGCCCGGCTCATGGCCGCGGCCGCGCATTCGCCTGAGATTGCGCGCAAGGCTGGCATTCCGCAGTCCGTGGCGCGCGAGTTCAACCAGGCCGACAAGGAGACCGGGCTACTACGCAAGGCAATGCACCATGGCACGCGACAAGACCAAAGCCGCACGACTCGCTGAGCTCTCCGGCGCGCCGCCACGCATGGCTACGGCCGAGGACTTTGAGTGCGCCGGCCCCGACTTGCACAGCACGCACGCGCAGCAAGTCACCGCCAGCAACAAGCCGCACGGCCGCGGCCGCATCAACCTCAAACAGGTGGCCGAGGCGTGCATCGACGCTGGCCTGGACCCCGCCGTCGAGATCCTGCGCGCGCTGCAGCAGCAGGTGCCGGTGCTCGACCGCTCCGGCCAGCCGGTGCTGGGCCCGGACGGCGAGCCCATGCTGGTCGATCGCGTCGACGCTGACACCCGGCTGCGCACGCTGAACGAGCTTCTTCAGTACACCCAGCCCAAGCTCAAGGCCGTCGAGGTCAAGATGTCGGGCACCCTGGAGCTCACCAACGAACAGCTCGACCAGCGCCTGGCCGCCTTGCTCGCCAAAGCGAAGTGATGGACCTGGCTGAGCTCGCGGCCCTCGACCTCTCAGCCCTCTCCGAAGACGACAAGCGCGAGCTCTACGAGCTGCTGCGCCTGCGCGACATCCGGGCGAAGCGTAACCGCCTGACGGCTTACAAGCCGTATGCCCGGCAGCGCGAGTTCCACGGCAACGGGGCTCAGTACCGCGAGCGCCTGTTCATGGCCGGCAACCAGCTCGGCAAGACCTGGGCCGGAGCCTACGAGCTGGCGATGCACCTCACCGGGCGCTACCCCGACTGGTGGACGGGCAAGCGCTTCCCGTACCCCATCCGGGCCATGGTGGGCTCCGAGTCCGCCGAGTTGACCCGCAAGGGCATCCAGCGCCTGCTGATCGGCCCGCCCGAGCTGCGCGAGGAATGGGGCACCGGCACCATCCCGCACGACGCGCTGCGCGACACGTCGATGAAGCAGGGCGTGCCGGACGCGATCTCGAGCGCCGTGGTGCGCCACGTGTCGGGCGAGGACAGCGTGGTGCAGTTTCTGAGCTACGACCAGGGCCGCACCAAGTGGCAGGCCGACACCGTCGACCTGGTGTGGTTCGACGAGGAACCGCCGCTGCCGATCTACTCCGAGGGCCTGACCCGGACCAACGCCACGGGCGGCCTGGTGTTCGTGACGTTCACCCCGCTGCTCGGGATGTCCGAAGTGGTCAAGCGCTACCTGCTGGACAAGCCGGCAGGCACGTGCGTAACGAACATGACCATCGAGGACGCGGAGCACTACACGCCCGAGCAGCGCGACGCGATCATCGCCAGCTACCCGGAGCACGAGCGCGAGGCCCGTGCCAAGGGCATCCCGATCCTGGGCTCAGGCCGGGTGTTTCCGATCGCCGAGGAGGCGATCAAGATCACCGCCTTCCCGATCCCGCCACACTGGCCACGCGTGGTCGGGCTCGACTTCGGGATCGACCACCCCACCGCGGCCGCCTGGCTGGCGTGGGACCGAGACAACGACACGGTGTACGTCACTGACGCATACCGCGTGAAGGACGCAAGCATCGCCATCCACGCCGCCAGCATCAGGGCGCGCGGCGACTGGATCCCAGTCGCCTGGCCGCATGACGGTTTGCAGCGGGATAAGGGCTCAGGCCTGCAGCTCGCCGAGCAGTATCGCAAGCAGGGCCTGGCGATGATGCGCAACCGCGCCACGTTTGAAGACGGCACCAACGGTGTCGAGGCCGGGCTGGCCGAAATGCTCACCCGCATGCAGACCATGCGGCTGCGCGTGTTCAGCCACCTGGCCGATTGGTTTGAGGAATTTAGGCTGTATCACCGCAAGGACGGGCTGATCGTCAAGGACGGCGACGACTTGATGGCCGCGACCCGCTACGCGCTGATGATGCGCCGGTTTGCCAAAACTCACGAAGAGGCTGGAGTAAGCCCACGCGGCCGCGCGCTGCCGGTGGTGAACTTTGGCGTAATCGACACAGAAATAGGGTACTGACCGTGGATATCAAAAAGCTCATCGGCGACAAGTCTGCGGTGCTTCCCGAAGCATTGATGCCCCTGGTTGAAGAACTTGCCGCCGGCGAGATCGTCTCGCTGGTCGTCTTGATGGAAACGCAAGAAGGCGACATCGGCGACTTTTTCATGCTTGACATGAACGACGGCCGAAGCAACCGCTTTGCTGTGCTCGGCGGCCTGGTAAACCTGCAGCGCGATTTCATGCGCCTGGAAATCCAGTCTCGCGTCCCGTACGTTGAGGAAGAAACAGATGATTGATGCACCCCTACAAGAGGTCGAGGTTGAGCCGATCGACGAACAGGCTCAGCTCGAGCAGCAGGAAGAGCGGCTGCAGATGTTTGGCCACAACCTGGCCAAGCAGCGCGACGAGTGGATCCGCGATCGCTACTCCGCAGGCGTAGATAAGCGCTGGCTGGAAGACCTGGACCAGTACAACAGCAAAGACATGGTCAATCGGGCTGCCAGCCAAATGATGACCAGCGTCGAGCAGGGTTACCCGGTCACGACGCAGCACTCCAAGCCCCACCGCAGCACCGTCTTCATCGGGATGACTCGACAGAAAACGAACGCGGCAGAGGCTCGCGTTGCCGACATTTTGCTGCCGACCGACGATCGCAACTGGGGCATTCAGCCCACGCCCGAGCCGGTGCTCATGGGCATGACCCAGGACGAAAACACCGCGGTGGATCCGAACACCGGGCAGCCGGTGGTTGACCGCAACGGCCAGCCGCTGCGCAAAAAAGACCTGGCCCGGGCGGTGATGGACCTGGCGCACAAGAAAGCCGACGCCATGCAGACCGAGATCGACGATCAGCTGGTGCAGTGCGACTACAACGGCGAGCTGCGCAAACTGATCCACGACGCCGCGGTGCTAGGCACCGGCGTGATCAAGGGTCCGGTGGTCACCAACCGCACGCGCAAGGCCTGGACGCCGATGACCGACGCCTACGGCGAGACGGTGCAGCAGATCGAGATCGTGGCCGAGCTCAGCCCTGCGTCGTTCCGCGTTGACCCGCGCAACTGTTTCCCCGACCCTGGCTGCGGCGAGAACATTCACGACGGCAAGGGCATGTATGAGCGCCAGAAGCTCACGGCCAAACAGATCCGCGATCTTGCCAAGCAGCCCGGCTACATGAAAAGCCAGCTGCGCAAGGTGCTTGAAGAAGGCCCCAAGCGCAGCGCCACGTTCCAGGAGCTCGAGAGCGAAGAGACCCGCGACCTGGCCCGCGACACCTACGAAATGTGGGAATACTGGGGCGAGGTCGAACACGAGGACCTCGAGGCCGCCGGCATCAACGTGGGCGAGAAGGACGTGCTGCGCACGCTGAGCGCCTGCGTGGTGATGATCAACAACACCGTGGTCAAGGCGTACATGAATCCGCTCGAGGACGGCGCCCTGCCCTATGACTTCTACGTCTGGGAAAAAGTGGCCGGCTCGTGCTGGGGTTATGGCGTGCCGTACCTCATGCGCGCTCAGCAGAAGGTGCTGAACGCCGCCTGGCGCCAGATGATGGATAACGCCGGCGTGTCGTCAGGCCCGCAAATTGTGATGAATCCGAATGTCATCCAGCCCGCCGACAAGCAGTGGCAGCTCTCGAGCCGCAAGATTTGGTTCGCTACCGACGACATGGACGACGTGCGCAAGGCGTTTGCCACGTTTGAGTTCAACAGTCACCAGGGCGAGCTGCAGAACATTATCAAGATGGCCAGCGACCTGGCCGATGCCGAGACCGGCGTGCCGCTGCTGATGCAGGGCGAGAAAGGCGCCGCGCCTGACACCGTTGGCGGCATGCAAATGCTGATGAACAGCGCCAACGTCGTGCTGCGCCGGCTGGTGAAACAGTTCGACGACATGGTCACCCGGCCGCACATCCGCCGGTACTACGACTACAACATGCTTTACAACGAGGACGAGGAGATCAAGGGCGATTTTCAGATCGACGCCCGCGGATCCAGCGCCTTGTTGATTCGGGATATTCAGAACCAGGCGTTCTTGAACCTGCTGGCCGCGGCGACGAACCCCGTGTTTGGCATGTACATCGACCCGCAGAAGCTGTTCGAGAAAGCGCTCCAGGCGCAGCACATCGACCCGGCCGAGATTTTCAAGTCGGCCGAAGAGATCGAGCAGATCAAAGAGCAGCAGAAGCAAGC